GGATGTCAATCGGCAGTAAAAAAGCGTTTTGCTTTTCTGAATTCAAGTTTTTGTCGGTTTGTTGTTGCATGGCTTTTGCTCGTGCGCTTTTTGTTTGTGCGTTTCTTTTATTTTTTAGTATTGCGCCTCTTCGTGAGTTGCAGGGTTTGCACGATGGGACAAGGTTGTTTTCTATGCCTCCTCCGTCTACATGGGCAATGAGGTGGTCTGCTTCTGTTGCTACTCCTCCACACCAATGACATTGTGGGTTCTCTTGTAGTAGCAAGCGTCTTGCTTTTGCATATTCTTTATTGTTTGTTGTGCTTTGTCGTGGCATCTCACGCGCCTTCGGCTTGTGCTAGCGCGCCGCCAAGGCGGCTTGCTTGCTCTTTAGTACGGGGGGCTTTCATGTCGGGCTAAACCTTTCAGTGTTATTTGTTATCAGTCTTGTTTGTTTAGCGTAACGCAAGAGATAAGTGTGAATGCCCCACCCACTGGCTTGCCCTACCCAGTTCCCAATTACTTTCAATGATGACTGTTTACACCTCGCCTAGTCGCATTGCCTAAACCATTTCGTGTTGCATGTTTCAGTGCGCGACTATCTACCCGCGTTACCGCGTTTCATCCAACCGCCCTGCGACAGGCTTAGGTCATGGGTCTAGCCGATTGTTTAAATGTTGTGATTAGTCAACAGGTATAACGCGTATTCCATGTCATTTGGTTTGAGCACTGTGTTATATATTCCAGCGTTTTCAAATGCCATCAGCCAACGCTTTTGCCCTGGCGTTAGTTTGCCTTTATCTGATTTAAGTTCAACAATGTACAACTTTCCGCTTGACGGATGCAGTAACACCAAATCAGGGAAACCCGTGTCACCTTGCACATGTGTGGCCCAATGGCCGCGTGACGATTGCGCTGGTAGGTCATGGTGAATCAGCCATCCATACCGCTTGGCAACGCTAATGATTATGTCTTTAAATTCGTTCTCAGTCACGGTTTTGCCACATCATCACAAGTACCGTTGCCCATACGCCAATGACAATGCCAATAACATTAAACGCGACATAAATCATTTAAGTACCGCAATTACCGCGCTTGCCTCATGCGATTTCAATAACTCTAAAACGGCCTCATCACTGTTTAGGGTGCGTTGAATCAATTCCAATAAACGCAAATCGTCTAGACCCGCATCCTTGGCCAGTTTCTTTATGTAGCCCAACTGTTTTGGGGTTGCAAATGCGCCGCGGGGTATGTGCACTGGCGTTTCCCTAGAATCAACTGGGTCGGTTGGCGTTAATCGTTGCACTTTTTCCATTTCGTTGCGCGATGGTCTAGGGCCGTTACCTGTGGACTGAATCGGACAGTTTGCTATTGCGCGCCCAATCGCCGATGTTTCACAATTCTCCACAAATGATGTTGCATTCACTCCGCGGTCGCTTTTGACTTCCTCGGCGTAACCGCTTGCCATTGGGTCTTTGTCGTCTTTGTTTGCGTACAATTCGGCGCGAAAGACGCACACATCGCCTGAATAGTTCATCATGCAGGTGTAAATGCGTCCGTTGGGGTATGCGGCCCACCATCTTGCCAGGCGTGATTCAACTGTTTCGTAATTGCTTAGGTCAAATGCCATTAGCACGCCACCCATACGATTGCATTGCGTCCGTAACGGGTTTTGCGGCGTAAACCGCTATCAATGATGTAGCCATCTTTGTGCAGGCCGTTTATGCGTGCAGAAACAGACTGTGCAGGTAGCAATAGCAATGTTGAAATTTCATCGGCGGTCATGCCTTTTGCTTCGGACTTTGCGGCCCACTTAATCCAAAAATGGATTAGTTCGCGTTGTTTGCCAGCGTGAGGTTTTGCCTTTTCGGCTGCTTCACGGGATGTATCGCCAGCATCGTGACGCACTGCAACGCTTGGATGGTCTAGTGCCACTTTTGTTTTGTGGCCACCTAAACCAATGGTGGATGTAAACATTTCGTACTGTTCGCTCATGTCGGGATTCCTTTGTTAGTCGGGTTTAATCTGGCCGCCTAGGCCTTCAATTGCCAAGATAACACATTCTGCGTAGTCGTCCTGACCACTGAGTTGAAAGTCAATCAACATGTTGCGTAGGCCACGGATTAGGTGGTCATCACGGTATTTGCGCGGCGCATGGTTAGGGCGCGCTATTTCATCCAGCATATTAAATACAGCCATTTGGTATTTCATGCCGCCCGCTTCCAAAATTAGTTTGCGTGTTTCCTCGGAAACTTCGCCCTGATTCCATGCAACGCCTTCGCTCATTGTGCTGTTCTCCACGGTGACCATCCTGAACGGGTAAAGATTATTAGCCCTGCACGCAAGTTAATTTGGGGGTCAAACAACATTTCGCATGAGGTAATTAAGCCTGCTTTTTGTAGGTAACTATTCGCGCCTTTGCACCAAAAACCATTTATTTGCATAAGGCCGTAACTGCCAGTCATAGGGTCTTTGCGGTTGTGGCTTAGTGCAATTCCGTTGCTTTCGCGGGTTATGACTTTCACAAGAGTGTTATATTCGCTTACTGGCCAACCCAGGTTTACGGCCAGCGCGGAAAACTGTTCGGCCGCTGTGGCGTAAGGGTCAATGAACAGGGTGCTTGAAGTAGTGGTTGAGGGTTCAATCAAAAACGGGGCGACATCCAGCGTGACCCTAGAATGGCTGGATTGGGCATTCTGAGGGCCTGAGAAGGCCGTAAACCCCAGTAGGGCAGAAATCAGCCCTGCAAGTAATTTGGGTGCTGTAAAGGTCATAAATAGAATTCCTTTCATCGGGTGAATTCCACCCTAAAGCACCTAAAGGGCTATTGCAAGGATTTGGCGGTTTTCCATGCCCTGACTGCCTCAGGGACTTTGTCGCCTACAAAATAATTAATATGCCATTTTTCGGAATCCAGTTCCCAACTGAATCCGTACTCCAAGCAATGTGCTTTCATAAATTCAAACCGTTCGCCTGACGCTGTGTGCACATCCACAGAAATGCCCCAGTTGTGGTGTGACTTTCCAGGTTGCGCTATTGGTGCGTTGCCAGGTTTCAGATACCAATTTTTGCCATTAAATAAACGCGGCTTGACATTTTCAATTGGAACTGTTGTCATGCGTGCGTTCCATGCTTGCAGTTGCAAAGTAATTGACCTGTAGGTGTCGTTTTGCGATGTCGGTTTAAAGATTGTTATTCCCTCTTTGTGTGCTCGCTCTTTTAAAGCATGCCAAGCATCGGCGGCTGGAAACAACAATTTCCCGTAAGGCTTTACATCCACCAACATGTTTGCTGGTATTTCTCCAGGGCGACAATGCGCCACGATGGTTGGCAAAACAACTTTATGCTTGTGGGGTACTGTCACGCCCAAAACCTTTATCATTTTTATTTACCCAACGCATCACAGGTGGAATGATTGCCGCTATTGCACCTTTTGCATAGTCACGCGGGTCGGTTGTTCCTGTTGAATAAACGGCTACAAGTGCGCCAACTAATGAACGGGCGTAACTTGCCAGCATTGCTTTATCTTGTTCTCTCATTTGTGGTTCTCCAAATGTGTGTCTATTTTTTGTTCTATTCTGCCCAGGGTTTGGTGTACTTGGCCGTGGTCTTTTTTGTTGTCGCTGCCGATTTTGCCAATAAGCGCCACCAATACAAGGAAGCCACCACCGACAAGAGAAACCACAATTTCAGTTTCCATGTCATGCAAAAGGGTCTATTGGTTCGGGTGGCACATAGTTAGGGTCATAAAATTCGCCGTATTCGCCAAGTGTTGCGTCAAACATAAAACCGATGCCCGCATAAATTCCGCGAAAGTTTGCGTTATATGAAGTTTGCAACCAATTCCCAGCAATGCCCAGTGATGCAATAAATTCTTGGCCAATTGGTTCGCTTTCAGGAAACGGTAAATAGTCAAGCGTTTCGTTGCTGACCGCTATTACTTGTAAAACGGTGTTTGTTTCGTCTATGTCTGCAAAATAAGCCATTAGAAAGTTACGCTTCCTGAACCCGTCCATTTGTACACGCGATAACCGCCAGCAACGGTAATAGTTGGTGAACCTGTTGTTGAGGTTGCGGCAGGAAATTGGTCTGAGTATCGGATAATTACAATTCCTGAACCGCCAGCCGCGCCCGCACCACCGCTGTTAAATGTTGCCCAACCGCCACCGCCGCCGCCTGTGTTTATTGTTCCTGCCGTGGCCGCTGTGTCAGGTGTAAAGCCTTCTCCACCTGCACCGCCACCACCTGAACCGCCTGGGCCTACGGTTTGACCACCACCGCCGCCGCCGCCTGCGTATGTGACTGACGCGCCGCTAATGCTGGAAGCCGTTCCTGCTCCGCCTGCACCGCCTGTTCCTGTTGTGGTATTTCCGTTTCCACCTACCGCGCTTGCACCGCCACCACCACCACCGACAAATAGGCCGCTAACTGTCCCGCCACCGTTGCCACCGTTGTTACCTTGGCCGCTTGGTGATGCTGTACCGCCTACCGATGGCGAACTACTGCCACCACCACCGCCTGAACCGCCGTTAGCGCCACTTGTTTGATATGAACCACCACCACCGCCACCCGTTGAAGTGATAGTTGAAAAAACAGAATTAGAACCCGCTGTACCAGTTCCGCTATTAACAGCGCCTAATCCAGCACCACCAGCACCCACCGTAACGGTGTAAGAAACGCCTAAAGAAACTGCAACGGTGCTTGTACGAAAACCGCCTGCACCACCACCACCACCGCTTAGGTTTGTGCTTGCCGTTCCTGCACCGCCACCGCCGCCAGCAACGACAAGATATTCAACGCTATCTAAAACAGGCGCGCCAACGCCAGCCAAAAGTTGCATGGCGTTATGCCACCAAGTTGCCTATAACAACCCAGGTATCAGATGCAATTTTGCAACAGGTTGCCACAGCGTATTGTGCGCCAGTTTTTAGTTTTGTTCCCGCGCTTCGCAGTGTTACACCTGCGCCAGCGGTAATTGTTACTTGACCTGCGCCTAGTTGCATAAGGTTAATTTGTGTGCCGATTCCGTAAGCAACTGTTCCGTTAGGTGGAATAGTCAAAGTAATTGCTGAAGCATTGTCAAGCGTAATTAGTTTGCCGTCATCACCTAAAACTGTTGTGTAACTTGTGCCCGTTTGCGCATTTAACGCAACCATTGCAATTGCTAAATTGGTGCATTCGGCGGCCGTCAAAATTTGGCCTGTGGTAAATGTTTCGCGTACTGCCATGTCTTTATCCTAAAGCATTCAGGGCATCAAGTGTGCCATAGATAGGGTCATCCAAAATTAGTTCATAAACCACAGTAGTTGGGGCTGTACTAATTAAAACCCGATGGCCCGCACTTATGTCCAAATAATGTTCAATGCCTTCCACAGATAATTCCTGGGCAAGTTGGGTTGTCCCCGCGCCGCTAGGAAAAGTTTTTTCAATGGTTATTGTTTGCCCAATGTCAATAATGGCCACGGTGTCGCGCTGGACGGTGGTCAATGCCATAAACGCGGTTTCAACTGAAGTAAATCGGGCTTCAGGGTCAGGGTTCAAAAGGTAACTAGCGGCCGTGTCAATGGATGTTTGTTCGTGTAACAAACTATTTGTGATGCTTGAAGTTTGAATGAAATAGGTGGCTATTGAAGTTGTGTTTTCGGCAATTGAAGTTTTTCCGTCTAGCGCTGTTACAACGCTTCGGTTGATTACTGCGTCCGCTTCAAACGATATGCCCAGGCCAAAATAGGGAATTTGTGTTCCATCATCGTGAAAATCTGCTACGGGTGCTGACAGGGTTGGCCCAATTCGGTTTTGAAAAGTGAATACGCCTTCACGAGACATAAACACGCGCCCAAATTCTGCCGTGTCGTTTATTTGTGAAACATAACTTAAAACATTTGTTCCAGCGTTAACGGTGTATGCGGCGTCATGGCCAAGTTGTACTGTCCCTGTAGCAATGTCACGGCTTGCGCCTGTAGGAAAATCTACTTCAGGTAGGCTTAAAACCGTATTAAGTCGCGCACCCGATAATTCAGCCGATGGGTTAAATTCGTCTAAATAGGTTTGTGACAACAAATAGAACTGGTCAGCACAAAACACAGTGACGCTATCTAAACCGCCAAGCGCAAAATTATAGTCATAATTAATGACAAAACCACGAAAGATGTATTCAGGATTATCAGCGTTGTCGTAACGAATTAATTGAACTTCACGCATTGGGGCAAGCCCAGGGATGCTTTCGTTTGTATCCCAAAACGGACTGTTTTCATCAAACGGATTAAAAATCCCACTAACATCCAAAATTTCAAACGACATTGTTCCCGCGCTAAATGTGTCACCAATGTCGCGGCGGCCGCGCTTAACCATTATTGATTGAGTTGATTCAAGCACAGACGCAAACTGTGTTGTTCCATCTAAAACATAAAATGGGTCATCTAATAAACCTTTTACCGCGTCATCTAGAGTAAATGCGTCAACTACAAAACCTGTGTCAATTTGCAGGTCATAATTGCCCGCGTTGACAACTGGAAACCCAGCCATCAGGCAATGTTCAGGGCAAGCGGCCCTGCACTCCGCGAATAAGCGCGCAACGCGTTTACAACTGATTGACCAATCTCCGCACTAGTTGCCAGTCCGCCAGTAACATTAATGTTGACATCGCCGCCGCCGTTACCCATTTTTGAGAGGGGGACTACGGCCTCTGGCCCAGCCTCGCCAATTAAAGCCAATGTTGGACGACTGACGATGCCGCCCTCTGCCATTTTTGGTATTCCACCTGCCGAAATGGTTGAAACAATACGGCTAACAGTTTCGGTAACTCTGATAGAAACATCCACTGTTCGTTTCATTTTTGCCGCAATGGCATCCATTTTTTCCATTAGTTTTGGGGTCATTTTGTCAAGCGCGCTTTGTATTCCGTCAACCATTTTTTGCGCTACATCAATGCCACCCTGATACCATTTTCCTGCCGCATTTAATCCAACCTTTTCGGCTGCCGAATTGGCTGAATCAACTAAAGCGTTTGTTTCGTCAATAGCGGTTTGACCGCCTGCAATGAGTTGGTCAGCGATAGCGCCGCCTGCTATTGCACCCGATTCCAGCACTTTAGCCAATGCATCTTTGCTTAAGTTTCTGTCTAACAAATCTTGAATCTTTTTTGCATAGTCAACAATGCCAGAAACTTGGCTTCGCAAACCATCTAAAAACCCGCCACCTGTTTCTTTTCCTGCATCCTGTGCATCAGAAAAATTAAATGCTTGCTTAACACTGTCGGAAACGCTTTTGGCAAAGGAAGCAAATTCGTCTTTTGCTTTCTGCAAATCTTCTTTGGCTTTGTCTAAGGCTTCGCCCATTTTTTCTTTTACGGCTTTAGCGAAACTTTCTACCTTTTGTGTAGCACCACCAACCTTTGGTGTAAAATCTTCTACAGCGGTTGTTGCTAATTTTCCTGCATCAGACATGCGGGCCATTTGGCTGTTGCTGTATTTTTGAGCCTCTGAGTAAGCACCTAAGCCCGCTTTCATGTTGTTCATTTGGCGGTTGTATAAAGCAAATGCGGCGATACCTGCAATAACTACGGCGATGCCTACGCCAGTTGCAATTTGTACTGCGGTGAATGAGGCCGCCAACGCCCAGTTCACGCCCATCGTAATAATGCTTATTGCCTTCCATGCGGCCATTGCCACATTGGCGGTAATAATTGCACCCGACAACGCGCCTAAAGCAACAGTCATTCCAACAACAAACCCAGTGTTATTTTCTACAAAAGTTGCAAAATCTACAATTAATGGCAGGATGGTTTCAAGCACTGGCAAGAAACCTTGGCCAATTTGTGTAACCGTGTTTTTTAGGGTTGCGGTTAAAATCTTTTGTTGGTTGGCCGCTGAATCAATCGTGTTGTTAAAGTCGCCCTGTTGGTCTGTAGTTTGCTTCATAATCAAACTATGGGTGGCCAGTACTTTGGCCTGTTGGTCAAGTGTCCCTGTGCCTTTGTAAAGGCCCATTGCCATCGCTTCGGCTTTAACTGCCGCGTCATTAATTAAAACATTGTATTTTCGGATTGGTTCGCTTTCGCCGCGCAATGCCGCACCCAGGGCTAATGCAACTTCTGCTGGGTTGGCGTTGTTAAATGATGCCATGTCGGCGGTCAAAGTAACCAAATCTGTTGAAAATTTGCCTAGGTCTTCTCCAGTTTGTCCCGCCATTTTGCCAAGCCCGCCAAAAGTTGCCGCAAAATCTAAGGCTTCCTGGTTAGCAATACCCAACGATTTGGCAGATTCTTTGGCAAATGCTTGAACCTCTTTTGAGGCTGTTCCAAAAATAACATTGGTTTTGTTAATGGTTTCGTTTAAATCACTTGCAGATTGTGCGGCCTTGTATGCGCCAATAGTGATTGCGCTGAATACCGCGGCGGCAGGTACGGCCATTTTTCGTAAAGCAAATTGCGCTTTATCCGTTGCCTTGGTAAGAGCCTGAAATTCGGCCATTGCGGCTTTAACCCCAGCGGGGTTAAATTCCGAAAGAATCGCAATGTTAATTGCCACCGTCTACCACATTTCTTTGAACATCCGCCATAACATCTTTTACTAATCCTCGCACATTGTCTTCCACCTTGGAAGCATTGGCTTCGTATGCAGGCCACATTGCGCGTGATGCGCCGCCGTAACCTTTGCCTAAAAGGTTTTGAACCATTTGGCCATCACTGTTTTTTTTGCCTGCCATATCAAACAGTGAACCCCAACCTGTTTTTTGTTGGATAATAAAAACGCCAACTGTTTCATAGGTTGCGCCGCTAGCAATGTTCCGTTTTCGGGCTTTACGGGTATTGATTTTGGCAACAACGCCTTTTTCAACTAGGCCGCCATCCCAGCCACCAAGTTTTTTATATGGGCGCGCCCAACCCGACAATGGGGGTGCTTCAGGAAATCTAGACCTAGCGTCATCCACCATTGGTTTTACAATGTCTTTATAACGCTTGGTGTACTGGCGGCGCAATTTAGGGTTTATCTTGTTTATTTCTTTTAACGCGTCTTTAACGCCATAAACCTTAAGTTTGACATTCGCGCCACTCATCTACGCCCGCTTTCCTTACTTTGTTCATTTAGAACACTAATAACTGTTTGCAGGTCGCGCGTGTCAAATTCTATGTGCGGTGGCCACCACCCTACTGAAACTAACAATTGTGCTAGTTGTTTTCGGTAAGTGCCCCGCCCGTAGGGTTTGGGTTTGTCATATCCAAAGATTCAATTTCCATGTCAGGGTGCGCTTCTAACCACAGCATTGGTGTTGCTTCCAGTTTGTAATTGGTTCGCTTCAGCATAAAGTGTGCCCAAAAAACCATGTCCATGATGCCGATTCCGCGGCCGTCTGAAACTTTGCGGTTTTCTTGTTTTTCCCATTCGGCGATGCACAACAAATTTGTTGTTACCGTGATTGGTTCATCGCCAGGGGATGGCGTTATTTTCATTACTAGTTTCATTAACTTGCCTTTCGTGTCGGGCCGTTAGGCCGTGATTAACTAGCGGTAAAAGTTCCGCCCGTGAAACTCAAGTCCACTGTGCTTAATTCTCCCAAAGCCCCGTTTACGACAGGCATGGACTCTAGGTAACAATTGGCCAGGGTAAAGGTCTTCGTAACTGCACCTTCAGTAACGGTTGCAACAACTGTGGTTGCTGTTCCTACAAGTGCTGCAAGTGTTGCATAGGTTTCGCTTGCGGCGTATGACTGGAACAAGGTCATGGTGCATTCGTTGTTGAAAAGGCCGCCCGTGTACAAACGGGAAGTGTCTTTCAGAGTGGATTTGTCAAGTTGCTCGCGCATGTTCGTGAACACGATGGCGGTGCACTGGTCACTCAAATCAACTGAGTTAACGGTCAATGTGGTGATGTTTGAAAGAAAAGTTGTTGTTGCCATTTGGGTTACTCCTTAGGTGTTTTCTTTATAGTAGATGTTTTTTTGACACTATCGGTGGATTCTTCAGCGGCAATAAAACCGCCATCAATCAGGGCTTGAATGTTGACACCTTCGGTGACTTGAAAAGCGTCACCGATTTTGCCCAGGCGTTCGGACTGAATTATATATTTCACAAACTGCTCGCTTCCATGTTGACAATGACTTCATAACAAGGGTACAGCGCGCCGCCAATCTCTATGGATGTTGGGCGGCCTTCTGTAATGGCCACATTTGCGCCTAATAATTGTGCGGTCATGTTCAATAATTTGCGCTGAGCATCCAGGTTAAAAGGCCCAGAAACTATGAGTTGCACTGGGAAAGTCAATTGGATGCGCTTGTTTTTCATTAGCGGGGTGCTGAATGTTGGGGCATTAATAAACGCGCATGCGCCCTGAATGTTTCTAGGGTCAGTTACCACAGGGATTGCAGGGGTAATAGCGGTTAACGCCGTTGCCAAATTGTCTAACGCTTTGTTTAATAAGTCGGTGTAAGCGGTTGGCATTTATGCAACCTGTGGACGCTGAATGCCAAGTAACTGCATAACCATCCCTGAAAGTGCCACAGGTGGTTGGCTTCCCATATCTGCAAAGTTTGAAAATGCATCTACTGAGCCGCGTTGACGGTAAAGCGCGCCGCCATACATGATTGTTCCCAGTTTTACATCTTGTGATGGAACAGTCGTCAGTGAATCAAAATAGCCCGACTCTTGACGCCTGCGATATGCGAACTGGTTGCTAGCGGCCGCGCAAATAGTCAAAAAGGCTTGGTCAGCCGCCGTAGCGGTCGCCACATATAACCAGTCTGAAATGTCGTTGGCTGTAATCCAAGTACATACAGGCGCATATGCAACGCTTCCGCTAGATGCGCCACGGTCAACATTTGAACCAGTACACGCGTATAACACCTGGTTTGGTATTGGCGTGAACGGGTCAAAATCTAAATCTCCTTCACTGTCAGTGCCTACATACAGATATTCAGGCAGTGCAACAACGGTGAAAGTTCCCGAGAAGGGCGCGGAAATTCCGCTAACAGTTATTGACTGGCCGACTGCAATTTCCGATGGGGTCAGTAATTGCAGTACGGCGTAATTGTCAAGTAACTGTTTGTGAGTGACTGTGTAAGTAGCCATGGGCGGTTAAGCCGCCTTTCAACTAAGCAACTGTGATTGCTTGGACGAATTGGCTTCCTGCAACTGCCGATGGGTTTTGTGCATCCTGAACGAAGGTTGCAAAGTATCCGTAGTAAGAGAAGGTGCGGGCCAAAAGGTCAGGCACTTCCACTGAACGCATTCCTTGCTGTGCTTCGTAGAATTCTACGGCTGGGGCGTGAACCACAAGCATTGTGCCAGCGGCCGCGTTTCCGTCAACCACAATTTCCAAACCAAGTGGGTTCATTCCCGACCATGAGGCGGCTGAACCTGCACCAAGCGTGTTCTGACCTACAAGGCCAGGTGCGCCAATTGCTGGAAATACTGGACGATTTACATCGTCAACTTGACTGCCCAATTTTTTCCAAACATCAACTGAAACAACAAGATGAGTTGGGAACAGGTTGGTGGTTGCTGAAATGTTTTCTGCTGCACCATAAATGCCAGTGATGAGTGAAGACACATCGCCTGCTGTAACAGTCCAGGTGTAACCCGATGCTTGCTTCTGCGAGACAAGGTAATCAACTGCGATGTCATTCGTTTGTTTTAGATATTGTCCTGCGAGGTCTGTGAGGATGACATTCATTGCGGCGGGGTCTGTGAAGTCCATCGTTTGTTGTGCAATTTGAATTGAACCAGCAACGGTTTGACGGGTCACCGTGTTTGCGGCAAGCACCATTGTCTGCGAGGTAACTGCTGTTCCCTGTGTGGTTTGCTTACCAGCCGCGGTTGGTGTCGTGATGCTTGGGCGTGTGAATGAAATTCCTGAACCCTGTGGCATTGCGCGTGTTCCAAATGCTGAAACCGTTGGACGGATGAAGTTGTAGTTTTGAAAAACTGGGCCAAGCACGGGAACTGGGAGCAAGCCAGGTGTGTCAGAAGTTAGGTCTTGCGACACTGCTTCAATTGCTGACTGTCCACGGCGTGCGGCTTCGTGGTAGGCGGCATTTACTTTGCGGTAGGTGTCTCCACCAATGTGCATTGCGGCAAGATATTCTCCCGCTGTTGGCATTTTAAATTCACGCTTTGCTTCAGCAAAAACAACTGGGGAAGTTGGGATTGCGGCTTCTACTGGGGTTGCTTCGTTCATGTTTTCTGTCTCCTGTTGAGTAACTTCTAATTGAATAATATCTTTTTCTTCGTCTTCGTGTGGGATGGTTTCGGGTTCGCTTGCGGCAACATCGGTAATGACTGCACCCGAAAATGCTGGGCGGCCAGTGACTAGTGATAATTCAATCCAGTCGGCGGCCTGAACAACCATTGTGCCATCGTCTGAAATCTTGAATTTTGTTGGGTTGACGCCTACGGAAACTGAGTCAATTACGCCGTCAAGTGCCAGGGTAAGGGCTTCCTCGCCTAGTGCGGTTTTGCTGATTCGTGCGGTAAATAGCATTCCTTCACTTGTGGACACGCGTTCCGAAATAAGGCCAACGGCCTGCTCGCTGTTGTGGTTGAGATAAATTTTTGGTGCTTTGCCATCGGTTGGCAAACTGCCTTCCTCAAAAATCACTTTTGTTCCATCGGAAACAGTTGCGGCGACACCATAAGGAACTGCAATACCTGAAACGGAACGGCTTGGCATTCCTTCAATTGCGGCGGCGTCCAGGGTTAAATCTGTTGAAATTAATTTAAGCATGATTCTTTTTTACTCCATATTTGGGTTCATTGTTGGCATTGTTTTTTCAGGCATGTCCTCATATTCGCTTTCCTCTATTCCATCCACGATTTCGCTGAGGTATTCGTCAACATCAAATTTGACGCAAGTTCCGTGAGGAAGAATTGAATTCATGCTCATGGTTTGTTCAATAACTGACATATATGAACGGGCCGCGAAAACATACAAGTCCTGGCGTGCGCCTTGGTTGCTTTGGTAACTGTATGAACCGACTGAGTTTCCATTCAAGAAAAACGGGATGTTGCACATACGGGCCGCTTCCTTGGATTGAAATTCGGCTGCTTCGGATAGCAACATTTTTGAGGCGTCAACATCCGTTGGTTGCCATTCAACGAACTGGTTGATTGCGGCAATTTGATTAGATTTTCTTGCTTGCTCAAATGATTGCGCTAATTCAGAAAGTTCCTGTCCTGATAGGGGTTCACCTGAGGTCTGCCGCAAAACGCCCGCGGGCAGGGCTGAACTGGAATTCCTGAGGCGCGCGTCTTCTAGGGCAAGTGATGTTGCAATGACTTGTGGTGATTGGTAAATGATTCCTTGGTTTGCACCGATAATTTGCACAACATCTTCTGTTGGTATTTGTGCGCCTTGGAAATAAATTTGGTTTGATTTACCGAACGCAAACACTGGGCCTGTCATGTCAAGTGTGTTAATCATTGCGGCGGGTAGGCGTGTAAAAGATGCAGGCATTCCGTCACTAGTTCTGCTACTTACCCAAAGAAAGGCCCGTCCAAAAAAGAAGAGGTCATCAAAAACCCAACTCCAGAAGGTGGCGGCTGTGAGTTGTGGGTCAGGTTGTGCAAGCCATGAACGCGGCGCGATTGGTTCTTCAATCATTTCGCCTTCTGTTTCGTCCCAGCGTTTGCGATACATTTTCATTGGCGTGTTGCCGATTACTGATGCGATTAGGTCACGCGCGCGGTTGATTGTTGGAACACGCATTGCGCGGTTGCGCAAATCACCTTGGATGTACGAATAGTATTCACCAATTGATTGTTCGCCTGAACCGTTACCTGTGTAATAAGTTCCACCCGCGGCCGCGGTAATAGGTGTTTCTTGTGGCGATATTGCCGCCTTTGTCACCTTGGTTTTAAAAATCGCCATGTTTTAGTGTCCCATAGTTATCGGTTTTTTGGTGGCATTGGGCCGCGGACTCATCCAATCCCGACAAAAGGTAAGAAACAGCCCAACGCCACTATGCACATTAGCGAGTTGAAAACGCAATGATGGGTTTCCCAACGATGGTTGGGCGGCTGGCCATTGCGGCAGTCCACACCATGCAACGGGCCAAAGATATTTCCCCTGGGCTTCGTGCTGAAGATAAAGCGATAGAGGATTCCGCTTTTACGGCTACGGCGCGTTGCACATGTTCACTTAATTGTTTTGAACCATCGTGAACCAACATTCCTTCAAAAATCATGTTTTTCACGCCTGCCGTGTAGCGCACAATTTCGCCGTAACCAACTGTTTGAGTTCGCCCGTCATATTGGGTTGGCCAATGAATTTCAATGCTTGGCGAAATAAGAAACTTGACCGAGGTTTCCGCAACTTTTGCTACTTCGGCCAGCATTTCGCTATAAGTATCAGCAACAAAGCACACCGTGACTGCAACGCGTTTGTCAGGTAATTGAACGGTACGCACCCCAAAATAGCGGGAATCGTCTAATGAAACTTCTATGCCTAAATAGCCGCCATCAGGGATGGTTTCTTTATATTCCAACTGTGGCCATATGCCTGGGGGAATCCAGCCCTGGTCTGACGCCACCCAAAGGTTGCATGATGCACGCAAAAACTCCGCGCGGTTCGGGTTCATTGATTCGCTTCGCAAAGTATCCATTGAAATCGTGAAACCAAGACTGGGGTTTCCTTGCGCCCATGTGCTTTCTAAGTTCACATCTAAAGATGGGTCAGGTGACCATTCCGCTAGGTAAAAGGTTGAGGTTTCGCCTTTGTCAATTGCACGCAAACCCTGTTCCCGCCATCTTTTAAAAACGGTGCTGGATTCTGTGCCCGCTGTTGACCACATTGACAGTAAAGGGGAACGCCTAGCGCGTTGTGACGGAATTAATCCACCGTCAATGGCGTCACCTATGTCCCAGATTTCGTCTGCCACGATGAGGTCATTACTAGTGCCATGGCCAACATTGGGTTTAGCGGCGCGCACTATCCACCGTGAACCATCAGGCATTTGAACCGCATTCCGCCCGTAAGCCTTCGTAAGTTTCGCCCCGAAACGAACCTCAAGCACATCAGCCAACAAATCAAACAAAGTAACCGCCAAGTCAAGACGGTTAGCCGTAGTCAACACCATTTGTTTCTGTCCCCGTATTTTTGGCATCTCAGTTAGCCACCAACCAACCAAAGCCGCAAGGGCTGTGCTCTTTCCGTTCTGCCGCGCCGTAGAAACCAAAGAAACACGGTTCAACAAATCACCGTTTTTGTCATAAGCCAATTGCCCATTCAAACAATGCAATTGCCAAGGCATCAAATCAATCTCTAAATGCTGTTTTGCCCACACCCCCACCTCCGCACCAAATGAACCAGCCGCGTCATGGGCAGGACTTTCCAACCTCGGCCAATCCTGGCCAGTTCCGTTTGCTTCTGGCTGGTTCGCTTCGGATAGAGGAAAGCG